CATTGTTGTTTGTGTTGTCAATTCCATAGATTGGTTTGCGAACATACGAATGTTTTCACCAGCATGGAAATCTATGTTTTTTCCTACATTGAACTTCAGATTTTCATCAACTTGTGCATCCATGTTGCCACGCACATATAAGGATGCGTCACCATCAACAAATACGTTTACATTACCACGAACACGAATCTCTTTCTTACCGTGTACAATCTCATAACCATCACCGACAATCTTTGTAACCTTTGTACCATCTGGATGAATTTCATAGAAAGTTCCAGAACGATGATACTCATGTATACGTTCATGCCCAGGCGTGTCATCAAACTCTTGAATGTGTCCGCTCTCAGTTTCCTTTACATGATTGAAAGGATAAGATGCGTTGTAAGAGGGTTTGGGTTCTGTAGTTAAATCATCAACAGTGTCACGCTTGTGTTTGACTACTGGATGTTGGTTTGTTAAATCATTTACTGCAAGTCTATTTGTATCTGCTTCATTCACTCTACGAGGATAGAAGTTGTTAGGGTCTTTAAATCCTAATAGATTGTTTGTTGTTGAAACAACTATCTCAACCTCTGCACCTTCTGGGGGCGCTTCATCAAATACTACTCTTCCTGCTTCAATTTTATATGCCATTATGCAAGTCCCTTTTCTGCAGCAAACTCTGCTACAGTTATTGTACCATTACGCAATCGTCTATCTACACCCTTTCCAAATGCTGCTGGATAGAAGTGTCCGCTGTCATTTGCAATGTCGTTAATTAATCCATAAGAGGAGAACGCTGCTCGAGCAAGTTCAGTGTAATTGGAAAGTCCAGTACGTCCGTCATCGTAAGCACCGTCTTTGTATATAGTCAAGTCAATTGCAGATGCGAAGTTGTGCCAAGAACCGCCTGGCGAAGCAGCCTTAGGGCCACCCGACTTATATTTGCGATATAATTCTTTTTGGTGTGCAAAGGTTCTATAAGAAAATGCAATGGAACAATCATATCCATTAGCTTTATTAGAATTAAGAAACTTTTTAATACCATTAGCAAACCTATCACGAAGTTCTGGTGCAAGTTTATTAATCTTATCTGCAATCTGATTACCAAACCGTTCACTTGGAAAGTCTGTACCAGAATATACAGTACCAGTACCATAGAAATCGTCTAAGGGTTGTTCAACATTGTTAGGGGATTCGGGAACTCTATTCGTTGCAGATTGTACCACACCATTAATCTTTACGAGAACTGTAGAATCTGTTACATCTGAGGGCGTGCTGAATGAAGTTGTTTTTCCATTACCAATTGCTTTGTTTTCTGTAATTGTTGGGGGGTCTAATTGTTGTTCTGGGGAAAAGTCATGTGGAGACTCACCACTTGGTGCAGCTGCAGAACTGTTGATGCCTGGAATTGTTCCCCACACCATTGGTTCTTGCATAAAGTCTGGATCTCTCCAGAACCCAATCACCCATGTACCTTCAATAGGCCCAGTTGGACTTGTACCAACTCCGCCAGAAGATGCTGAGTTAGCTGGTTGGACACATAATGCCCAAGGTAAGTCAATTGTAGGAAGTTTAGTCTTATCATCTGTATGATATCCGTACACCCTAGTACGAACTCTTCCTAGTGCAAGAGGGTCATTTCTGTCCTCTACTACACCAAACCACCAGATAAAACCATCACGCCCTGCGAAGAATGTATTCTGCATATAAAAAAATCCCTTGTGCATCTATTTATAAGACAAACAAGGGATTGGTGTAGTGCTAATTATATGTTAATGTATATCATTGTGTAAGAATGATATGTTAATGTATATCACTAATGTGGTATAGTGTCTACAAGGTTAATAGGTTCTTCTCGTGTAATAGTGTACATCTTCTTCATTACACCTTCAACATTACTTTCGTTTAACCATCCTTGGACACCACCATTCTCTTCAGTAATGCCAGGCATCTCAATAATCTTATCATCCCTATAGACTGCAACCTCATACAATGAGGGCGAACCATAACTCATTTCATTTTGTATGATTGATAACTCATAGTCACCAAACTGTACAAGTGCTTGAATTCCTTTAGGAATTTTTGTTGGGGTAAACTTAATATCTTTAAACTTCATTTAGAAACTCCATAATCTCTGGACGCTCTCGTTCTTCACGCACCCATTTTGCAAATTGTTTATACATCTCTTTATATGTAGAGTGCGTACCAGCGGTTCGTAGTAATGCAGACTTAGCATAACTCCCACGTTTGTAAACACTTTGATCATCTGAATACTCATAGTACCAATCATGGTTACTAAGGTTTTCAAAGTAATCTCGGATGTTTACGCTGCTGACCACCCATTCCTTTTGACCTGCTAAATCCCCATCATCCCGAAGGTGCATAGGTACTAGAGTTTTATAAAAGTTAATTACATTGGCCAATTTCTTATTCATTTTGACATCTCCATCGTAGCCCGCATTGCAGCCATTCGATTGTATCCCTCTAACCATTTCAGAGGAGACATAATGTTTTGACTAACGGACATCTTTAGTTTACGAGAGCGAAACTCTTTCTTCAAGTCTTTCGCCATCTGAGTTCCCAAGAACCGACTGACTAACTTCACGAGGGTTTGACGAAACCCGACATCGTGATGCATATGGCCTGCGGTATGAGCCAGTTCATGGAGTATAACATATTTATTTGTTCCGATGCCAGGGCGGAGTGCAACTCCGTAGTAACTTGCCTGACCTGCAACACGAGGGTTAGAGGACGCTTTCATAAAACGTAACTGAGGGTCACTCATACCACGACTACCAGTAACAAGGGATTGATAGGTCTTAGACTTAACAATACGTTTGAAATACTTCTGACATTCCTTTTCGGAAATCATCTCAGAACTATCTGGATACTTGCGCTGTACGGCAAACTCACTCTGATAGACTTTAGAACGACCACTATCTGTACCCGATGCTTGTAGACGACCTGTACGAATTGCACGAGACTTCTTTGCATAGTAGTTCGCATACTTGTTCGCAAGGTCATTACCCATACGTTCAGTAGCGAGTGCAGTTTGATATGCATCTGTTGAACTCATATAATCACTCATTGTATTCACTCCACTTCACATTAACACCTAAACCACTGAGTCTTTTGACTTCTTCTTGAAGTCCTTCCTCAGTAAGCACCCAATACTCAACTAACTCGTCTGGGAATGGGTATTCAATCTTATAAACTTTAATCATAATGTAATCCTCTCTCAATTTCTATATACATGATATCATAACAAGTAAGCAATGTCAAGGCAATTCGCTAAATAAATTTCGATTTAATATATTAGGGTAGTGCAATTGAATACCTCTCAGTTTTGAGGGTGGCATACTCACAATGTACCTTACATAGTACATTATCCTCTATAATGTTACATATAGTTTACAATGTATATTATAAGAACCATTGATTGATTCCGTATATGTCTACAAAGAGGAACATCATGTTATTAGTGAACATAGGATAGTCTCGCTCTTTGAACCAGAAGTAATGTGTAAGGAGTGCATGTCCGAATAGGAAGATGATGAATCCATACCGTGATTCCTCTATGTTAGAACTTAGGAGTATTGCACTCACTAAGAAGGAGGCAGTCGCAATCCATTTTATCATAGTCTCTCTCTGGTTAATTAATTTATGCAAGCTGAGATATTGCTCTGTATCTTTATTGCATTTATAGATTAGATTTGGCTTGCCAGTTCTAAGGGCTGGCTAACCTTCTCTCCCATTCTCTATAGTTATTATACCATAGAGTGCTGCCAATGTCAAGGCATAATTAGAAGTTTTCTTTCTCTCCGTTCGGCCCACGCATCTCTAAGATAACATAGGGTACTACGGATTGTTTAGTCACCTTGGTTGCCCAATCACATGCATCTTCCCAATCTACGAAACTCATAGTCTCTGTAGTTGTGAGTCCCTCTGCGATACCACTGAGGTGATACTTGTCCATTGATATCATGTAACGCATACCAAGGTAATCTCGCTTAAGTATTTCTAACTGTTCTACTTGACAACTCATGCACATGCCCTCACCAATCTCATTAAGTCTTTATCTTTAAAGTCTCCCTTACTACACCAGTTCCTCATAGCACTACACTCGGTAGCACCTTCCAGACACTTGGTGAACATATCACATGTATCACAGGGACACTCACGTTTGTTCTCTGGCCCAGGCACGAATGAACTCTCTGTGTCATTCTCTCCCTTACCTATACCACCATACGCTTCCATGTCTGCCCATATCTCTATATTCATATATCTCTCCTGTTGTTAGTTCTATTCATTCTCATACTCTACATAGCTATAATACCACTTGTCAATACATTTGTCAAGGCATTTAGCCAATTAAATGTAAAATAATACCCACAGTAACCCCACCATGACGATAGGGTATAATGCCAGTAATATCAAGCACTTAA